AATGGCAACCGCATGACCTTTACAAATACCCGGCAAATTATTGATTGGGAGAAATTCCGCGAAAGCGTCCGAAAAAATACTTCGATCAACCTTTCCGAAACCGCTGAACAAAGGAAGAGGCGCATTGTCGATCTGGAAGCCGACCCGCAAAAATGGAAAGAATACTACTTCCCGAAGTACTTCAAATATCCCTCGCCCAACTTCCATTTAGCGGCCTCTGAAAGGTTGCTCAAAAACTTCAAAAAGAAGAAACATTGGTATGAAGTCAGGCACTGGGCCAGAGGCTTGAGTAAGTCAACAGCGACCATGTTCGACATTATTTTCCTTGTGTTAACCGGCAAGTTGAAGAATATCGTACTCACCAGTAGCACCTATGATGCAGCCCAGGGATTCCTTACCAAGTATCAGGTACAGCTCGATAGCAATCAAAGGATCATCGCCGACTATGGCAGCCAGGAAATGCCCGGCAGTTGGACTCAGGGAAATTTTACAACCCGGAATGGAGCGAAGTTCATGGCCCTGGGAGCCGGGCAAAGCCCCAGGGGAAATAGTAATGAAGAGGTACGGCCCGATTGCATTCTTGTAGATGACTTTGATACCGACGAGGAATGCCGGAACCCGGATATCATAAATCAAAAGTGGGATTGGTTTGAAAAGGCGCTCTTCTTCACGGTCGACACTTCTGAAGCCTACCTGATCATCTGGCTGGGAAACATCATTGCAGAGGATTGTTGCGTAGTCCGGGCCGGTGATATTGCTGATCATAAAGAAGTAATCAACATACGCGATGACAATAATAATTCTGTATGGCCTGATAAAAATAGTGAGGCTGATATTGACTATCAGATTTCGAAAGTCAGCTACGAAGCCGGACAACAAGAATTGTTTAACAATCCCATCCGTCAAGGTCAGACCTTTAAAGAAATGACTTTTGGAAAGTGTCCCCCCATCAAGGAATTAAGCTTTGTTGTCGTCTATGCCGACCCCTCACCTTCCAATCGCGATAAGCCCACCGTGAAAAGTAGGAAGCAAAATTCAGCAAAATCGGTAGTCATTGTAGGACGAAAGGATTTTAAATATTACGTCTACAAATGTTTCCTGGACAATACCTCCAACAGTAAGTTTATTGATTGGCTATATACATGCCGGGACATCATCGACAATAGGACGCCGGCCTTCTTCTACATTGAAAATAACACCCTCCAAAACCCATTCTATGAGCAAGTATTGCTCCCCTTGGTATTTGAGAAAAGTAAAGAATTGAAGAAGGACGTATTGCCGATCACTCCCGATACACGAGATAAGCCAGACAAATGGGTCCGCATCGAGGGAACGCTGGAACCATTAAACCGGTTGGGCCTTCTCATCCTGAATATCGATGAAAAGGAAAATCCTCACATGAAGCGACTGGAAGCTCAGTTCAAATCAGCGGGAGCCACATCACGAGTAATGGACGGTCCCGACTCGGTGGAAGGCGGGGTCATTGTTATAAAGAACCGTGATATCACTATTTCTGTTGGAGGAATTACAACAATCAAACGCAAGCCAAACCCTAAACGATTTTAAATATGGCCTTTTTAGTAAAAGACGATCTTAAAACACATTTGTACGGCGAGATCGTGGCTGAAATAACCCGCGACGACGATACTATCATTGACCGGGGAATAAGCGCTGGTACGGGTGAGGTTAAAAGCTATTTGAGCCGGTACGATCTTGCTATACTATTCGATGGCTCCCTTGCCGATGAAATAATAGGGCATTTGAGGAACCTTACCAAGGATGTCGTCTGCTGGAATATCATCAAGCTTTCAAATCCCAATATTGATTTGAAACTGTTCCGAACCTCTTACGAAGATGCAATAGCGTTCCTCACCAAGGTTCAAAAGGGACAAGCTGATCCTGATGGCTGGCCATACAAGGCAGATGATCCCGCGACGAAAGGGAATGAGAACGATACAGTTCAATGGGGAAGCAATCCAAAGCGAAGACAACATTTCTAAAATAAGATGGCAAAAAATAAAAAAACCAAGATCGGAGTGGTGACAAAAACCACTGAGCCCAATCAGAAGTTGGTTGTTCAGGAATTACGGATCGTAAGTCCCGATAGAACCATCAAGGATATTGGTACGTTCCGCCAAGCTATTCAGCATGCTGAAAATGTCCTATTTCCCAACAGGGTCAGGCTATATGATCTCTACCGCGATATTTTGACCGATGGCCATCTGAAAGGTATCATCAAAAAGAAGGTCGACGCGGTTCTGAATAAAAAACTCTACTTCGAAAATGCAGCTGGAAAGCGCGTCGACGAAATGGATAACGTGATCAAGAGTAAAACATTCCGCTGCATCATTCGCAAAATTCTTGAAACCCAAGGATGGGGAGTAACGGGCTTTGAATTCATTCCGGGTAAGAAGATATGCTTCAAAGAAATTCCACGCAAGCACATCAAAACCGATACTAAGATTATATCCTTCGAGCAGTACGACAATCAAACCGGTAAGCCCTACGAGGGAGTATCCAATCTTTGGGTCCTGGAGGATGAGGATGAATTTGGTTTTCTCTTCGAATGCGCTCCATACTCCATTTGGAAGCGTGGCAACATGGGCGAATGGGCGCAGTATATTGAAATATTCGGTCAACCGATTCGGGTAATCTATTATGATGCCTATGACAGTAAGACCAAAATGGAGCTGCGCGAAGTATTGGATCAGAGCGGCAGCAGCTTGGCAATGATGATCCCAAAGCAAGCACAGTTTGAGTTAAAAGATGGCAAAGGAGCGGCCAACGGAAACGGCGAACTTCAGGAGAAGTTCAAGAAGGCCTGCGACGATGAAATGTCGATCCGAATCCTTGGTAACACTGAAACTACATCGAGTAGTAAGAGCAGTGGGTATGCTCAAAGCAAGGAACACAGTAAGCAGCAATTGGAGATTACGAAAAGTGATATGTTGCCGATCTACTAAATGAAGATCACTTTTTAAACATACTGAAAAGCTATGGCCTGCCGGTTGAAGGAGGAAAGTTCATTTACGAGCGCGAAATCGATTTGGAAGAACTCAAAACCAGAAAGGAGATTGATGCCTATGTGGCAACCCAGGTACCGGTCGGTGATGATTATTGGTACGATACCTATGGTATTCCAAAGCCTGACAATTACGACGAATTGAAAAAGAAACAGGAAGAAGATAGGGATGCGAAATTAGCCCAACAGCCTCCTGTTCCGGGTCCGGGAGATCCCGCCCCTAAGAAGAAGCAAAAGCCGCTCAAGAAGAACTTAAGCGACAAAAATAAGATCTTCCGCCTTCGCGCGCTCCTTGCAGATTTTTTCGACCCCGCCCCCTGACTATTGAAAAAAAGTTGAGGGGGCTGAAAGGCCTCAATGTTGATCAGATAAATAGCGAAGTCTCCGAACTCTATGAGCCTTGCTGTGATCATGAGCATGTGATCCTTCCAAATCTTGCTGACGATATCTCCCAAGCAATTGAAGAAATGCTTCAGGAGATATATCGCCTTCAGGGAACTGACGGCAATACCAATGCCATCATGACAAAGTATTTCTTTGATAAAATGTGGACAGGTGCAATGAAGGGATTTGCCGAAACAGCCGGTCCGGATTACGATTCGCCTAATAATAACATGATGGCTGCTCTAAAGAACAACGTTTCTACTTTCGCCGTTGCAAAGAACTATCAACAGTTGAAGGAATTGAATGGAGCATTACTTGGTGATGATGGCCAGCTTCGCACCTTCCAACAATTCAAACAGGCAGCAGCGTTGATCAATGACAAGTATATGAAGACCTGGCTGGAAACAGAATATAACCTTGCCGTGGCCGGTGGACAAATGGCCGGTAAGTGGGTGAACATTTCCCGCGATGCTTCAACCCTTCCTCTTTTGGAATTCGATGCCGTTTTAGATAATCGCACAACGGCCCTTTGCCGGAGCCTTGATAAAATTATACTTCCAATTAATCACATATTTTGGAATCGTTTCTACCCGCCCAATCATTTCGGCTGTCGCAGCACCGTCCGCCAGCTGGCGAGCGGCCAGATCACACCAGAGGATAAAATCCGCACTGCCGACATTCCTAAAATGTTTCAGACCAATCTTGCAAAGCAGGGTTTAATATTCCCGGAGGACCATCCATATTTCATTGGCCTCCCCGATGAATTAAAGAAACCGTCATGACTCCCGAGGAAGGCATAGCACAACTTGCAAGGCAATTCAAAAGCGTCTGGCTAAGAGTGCCCCTGATTGTCGGAAATACCGCTGTCAACTTCACCCTGGATAATTTCAGACGGCAAGGCTTTCTTGGCGATACCTTCGAACCCTGGTTGCCCCGGAAACAAGGGTGGGGCAAAAAGGTCCGCACCGGCTCCAACATCCTCATAGGCACAGGCCGGTTAAGAAGGTCAATACGGATTACAAGACTTTCTCCGGATGTTGTGGCAATCGGTTCCGATGTACCCTATGCCAAAGCCCATAACGAAGGATTGAGGCTTGGAGAAATTCAAGCCGTGAAAGGGTTCACTCGCAAGAATGGCCTAACAGTGAAAGCCCATGCCCGAAAGATTGACCAGAAAATTCCGCGCCGTCAATTTATGGGACGTAGCCAATATATGATGGTACAAATCCGGAGGGATGTTTCATTAGCCTTTATGAAAGAAATACCAGGTCTTAAACTTTGATTCATGGAAAACTATTTTGGAACCCTCTATCTCAATTTGGCAGATCGCTTAAAAACAGCCGTTCCCGAGTTACGATGGATCGATCAGGACTTTGGTCAGTTGGAAAGATTTGAATATCGTCCGGAGGTAAGCTTCCCCTGTGTATTGATTGATTTTGTCAACGCCACGTACAGTCAGATGGCCGAGCTTTCCCAGCTGGGCGAAGTCGCCGTTCAGCTACGCCTTGGCCTTGCCCCATTCAGCCAATCCTACCAGATTGCCCCACAAGATGTGAAGGAGAAAGCTTTGGAATATTATACGATTGAGCAAAAGGTATTTCAGGCAATTCATGGCTGGCATAATGATTTCTGTCAGCCGTTAATTAGGCAAAGTGCAATTACCGAACATCGCGACAATGACCCGATAGGATTACGGGTTCGGATTCTTACGTTTATGACAGCGTTTGAGGATAACAGTAATTTCCCAGTTTACACCAAAAATCCCGCAACGTTGGAATTAGATATTACTCCTTAACAGGCCACACCAAATGAGGCCACTTCTTGGTGAAGTAAGGTCGCGCCGGTTTTTGCTGTTGGAGAGCGGAAAGGGTTTCAAAATTCTCGTTGATCACTTCAGGAATTGTGACCGTAGAGAGGAAGAACTCAAAAGAGAGTTGTTCCAGTATTTTCAGGTAACGCTTATCGGTAAATTTGCCGTAATAGTAATACCGCTCAACCAGGCATTCATTACGCTGCAAAATGAGCTCAGCTGAGCGGCCCTTGCGCTTCGCTTCAGCAACATCAACCGGAACAGGATTGTCCTCGAAGAAGTCTTTAAATAGGCTTAGTGAACCCCTTGCACCCATATTTGCAAATAAACGAAATTTTTGATTTCAAGTTCAAACAAGATATTAACAACCCATACTTGAAAAGTGGTTTAGCGCCCATGAATTTTATAGGCTGAGAGTTGTTTTTTTGACCTTAGCAATGCCAATAATTCGTCCAGCGTTGAACAGAGACAATACTTTCAACTGGCGTTTCAGGAAGGTACCCTTTTTCACTTTTTCTTCATTCGTATAAAGACAGAGTTCTTCCAGTAGGGATTGGTCACATGAAAGAGTGTGTGCAATCTGATTTCTAAGCTTGGTTAAGGTCAGTATAAACATTCGCAAATCATCTTCCGCGGAATCAAATAGCCCCAACACTTTACATTTCTTAACTTTTTGTGAGAATGGAAGCCTATCATCGGCAACATCTGACTTACCAGTCGTTAGGGTTAAAAATTCATTGAGAGCAAACTCGACTAGAAGGTGACATTTAATAATTAGCAGTTCGATTTCATTCAGTCTGTTGAGCATATCCTTGAGCTTTGAATTGAGTGTCTTTGGATCATTGAAGTCAATCATAGTTATAATTATTTTCTTTAAAGAATGTGATTGATGCGATGTGAATTTTAATTGCCTCCTTCAGCTCATTAGGAAAAATGTAGCTCGGATGAGTTGCCAACCCACCATCCTTTGCAATCAAAGAAATCATGTGAGACCTCCCATTATATAATCTTTCATTCTGAACAACGAGTCGTCTGAAAAGAATATATCCGTCAGGTAACTTCATGATGTCAAATTTTACATCAACTCTTGCGTTCTGGCGAGTCGATAATTATTTATTTAAGGTAAACAAATCTAATGGAGCATTTTTGTTTTTACTGACAGAAATAGTAGGCTGATCCGCCACCCAGGCAATTGAGACCTTATCGCTCACGAAGTTTTTAACCACCGCCTTTTTCGACTTTAGATCATTGTACGAGAGTTCTGAAAGCTGCCAGTAGTTGACGAATATTTTTATAATGTCATCTGCCGGTCCCGTTACTAAAGCTGACATGATTTGCTCCTTTTCATTGAATGGCGCCACCAACCTGATTACCGGAGGGGTTGCAGTTGTGGACACCCTTGCAGTAGCCACAATTACCACTTCATTGTCTGTGGGCTCCCACTGTACGGAATAATCCTTGTCGAGGTACATCGCAAAATTGTAAAGCCATATCGCCTTTGCACCGGTCCATAAGCACAACATCTTATGACTACTCTTGCGCTCAAGGTCCTTCTGGTAATTGTATTGTTCAATTGTGCCAAACTGCTCGACGAATTCCGTTGAGTCCATTTCCTTTATAATCCATGGTTTTTGGGCATTTGCCTGAATGGCCAGGAAGAGAAAAATGATAGTCAAAGTTTTCATTGTTTTTTAAGTTGTAAGGCTGAATTTAATACATTTTATCGATCCCCACTTACCAAAGGTTCAGACTTGCGCTTACCCTTTGGTAAAACCTTTGCAAAAGTCATTTTGGTACTTCAAATTTGGTGAACAAGAATCACTACTCCACAATGAAAAATACGAAAAGTCATTTGAAGAAATCCCAAAAGGCTGAGCAATTGGATGACCATGTAGATCAAAAGTTAAAGAGGTTAATGGGTGACGAATTCATGCGATTTATTGAGTATCATCCTGCGAAGCGCCTTAGTCTCAATCTTCGCAAAATGCTTCTTGAATTCCTGCAATTCGACGGATCAATTGAAGCATCATATCTCCAGGATTTATTGTATGATTTGGATGGTTTATTTGATTTGCTTGAGTTGGTTCAGTCGGAAGGCAATCAGAAATAAAGATCAGGAAAGTAAAGCCTGATATTGTTCCCCATTTCGTCACTTCGTTGATTAAACTTTCTCACGATAGAGGTGGAAAGGTCTATTCCTGCCTTCTGGCAAAGCAAGTCAAGATAGATAACAATGTCCGCAGCTTCGTCAGCGAGTTGGTTCACCGTTAATGGAGTCATGCCATCGCGATCAAATTTCACGCCACGGTCAAGCTTCTTGATAATGTTGCATAGTTCGCCCACTTCGCCTGCCAGGGCATTCCCCCACCTTGGAAGCTCCCAATCTTCAATAGTGTGACCAAAAGCCGGGCAACGTTTTGCATTTTGAATTCTCAATTGGTGTAATATGTCCATATCCCTTAAAAAGTTTGTTTTTTGTGAAGTTTAATAATCCGTTTCAAATTGTCCGCTATATAAGCGTCCGAATCAGGATGAAGTATAAAATTCCGCATGCAAAGCGTGTCACAAACTATAATTGTAAAATGCGCACCCTCGGCAAAATGGATTTCGGAATAATATCTATCAAGACCAGGGTATCGTTTGCCGCAGGCGTTACAGGTAAATGGTGGCGTTCTTGGATCAGTGAATTTTTTAAACTTTAGGTCGATTGCTTTCATTCATCATCTTGTTTAAGATATCCGTGCTCATATTTTATAAATGTCACGCAAGGAATGTGATTAGTCCCATGCTCTTCATTGTAAGTCCTAACCGCATCCTCCAGTTGCTCGCGCCTTTCATAATTCGATAGTTCGGCATTGTCATAATCCTCCATGAATTCAAATACTGTCATGGTCTTTTTTGCTTGATCGGTAGGGAGAGTTCATCAAGAAGTCGGTCTGCGTATCGGACTGCATCGTTACACAAATCCGAAATTGTAACAACCTCTTCTCCATCCATTTCCGGCATGTGTTCATGGACAATTAAAGACTGCATAGCCATAGCCGCAAAGTATTCACGCTTGCTCATGAAATTTTCCGGGCTAATGGTAAGGGCAAAGTTTTGGTGACATTTGCAATGGTCAGGGAAACCTATAAATGGTTTTCCACATTTTGCACAGTTATTCATAGTATAAGTTTTATTTGATGTTTCCTGTCGTGATGCCGCCCATATTTCCGGTTCATGATGTGGTGTCCGAGGTCATGGTTTAAGTGACATTTCTGGCAAAGGGCCGCAAGATTCCAAAAGCGATTGTTGTCCTTATTCCCGTTCAAATGGGCAATCGTGAGGGTGATGATCGTTCCACCTATTTTCTTGATTGCCTTTCGGTATGGGAAGTGCTTCCTTTTTTGGTGAAACCAATCCCATTCAGTCCAAGAGAAATCCCGCCAAGGTCTCGGTCCATGTTTGAGCCTGATGATCACGCGCTTATTTTCCAGCCCACAGAACTTACACCGGTTATTGTCGCGCCGGAGGATCAACCGAACAATTAGCGTCCACTTTGGGTGATATTCCTTATAATCAATTGGCATTTCACCACATAATTAACATCCCCCGGAATGGAAGACCATGATCCCTCAGCCACCATTCTTTCATTTCTCTCCAACTAGAAAAGCCATCCAACTTGGCAAATTGGTCAAGATGATGAGTAGCAGTAAGCCTTGATTGGCAGTCCAAACCTGACATAGTTTTCCAGCCCGGTTCAATTAGGATGCTATTTTTAGTTATCTCAATATCAAACACAATCTTACATCTCACTTGCCGTAATTTCTTGCTGTATTTTGATCGTAGACCAGTGTATAGGTAGAGTGTATCTCCGCCTTCAATCGGGTATTTTCTGAAGGCCCGAATGGTCTGAGTCTTTAGTCCCGTTTCTACATTGTCTGCGAATTTTTTGTTGAAGTTGAGAAGTGCCATAAAATGTTTGTTTATGCTCCCTTTAAATGTCCTTTATAAACTTCTTCAAACTGGCTTACCAGCGTAGGCAGTTCATTATACTTGTAATCATCCAGCTTTTTCTTTCCATGCCCATATTGCAGACACCAGTTATTCACATGCTCCATGTCCACCTTCTCCGTGCCGGGTGTTATCCAATTCATTTCATGCGCAATGCTCAAAATCTTGTTACGCATTTTATCACTCTTCCTGTCCTCCGGGTCCATGCTCTTTAAGTGTCCAATGAGCGCCTTTGCCTCATTGAATGCCATCGTCCTCACACTGGTGGTTTTCCCACCGGTGAAGGAACCCACGATGCTTTCCTTTTCGTCGCGCAAGCCGAGTTTGCCAAGCAGGGTATAAATAGCTTTAACCTGTGCCTGATTGCTCATTGCCCTTGATAGATAAACAGACAAGGCCAGCAAACGTATATCTTGATACCAGCGGCGAGTATTACAGCCAGAAAAAACATTCTTCCAAACCAGGGCGTGCCACTCCACCACTCCCATTTATCGGGTATCGCAGTCGCGCTTAAATGGTTCCACCACTTTTTGTCTTGTATCACTTTCTTTCTCAGGAGTTTGATGTTCACTAGGTAAGGAAAGAAGAAAGTGAAAATTCCAAACGATAATGATAGAGCTTGAAAATAATTGTGGCTCGGATTTATAAGCCGGACAAGTCCAGCGCAAATAGCCATTAAAGTGCCACGCCATATTATGTCATGGTTTGGATGCACATCGCCGTGGCGATCATCCCATAACTCAACGAGTAGAGGTAAAGTCAAAATGAAAACACTTAAAAGTTCGAGTATCATATTGTTTTGTGGTTTTGTTACTTCATCAGTTCTTCAGCCCTTTCAATACACGTCCTACGTTGTTTCTCAAAGCATGTGATCAGCAGGTTGAACACGTCCAGTACTGTTTCGGGATTTGAGGTTACTTGTAATTGCCCAAGGATGGGGTCCGGAAACGTTATATCTACGAGCCCTCTTTCTCTCTTGGCGAGCAATCCGGAAATCTTCCTTTCGGCTGATTCCTTTTCTTCATTAATCATTTTGATCAGTTGAAGCTTTTCTTCTGTTGTTTTCATGATATTGGTTTTTCGTTCCTGTTCTAAGATTACTTTTTTCAAAAAATATGGGTGAGCTCGCATCATTTTACTTCCATTCATTATTCCAGTAGCGTTGCCGCAAGTAGGTATCTGGGTCCGCCTTCGTCTTCCAGGAATTCAAACTCAAATGCCGCTCATACATCCCAAGCTTGAAGTATGCGCTTGCCTGATCCGCTTCACTCAGTTTATCCCAAACCCTCACGCATCGCTCGCGGTTACGCTTCAGGCTATACCTTGTCCACCATTGATCGAAACTCACCCGATATCCCTCTTTGATTATGTTAAGATTGGAGGAACCAAAGGCCTTGCTGAATTCGTCGCTATATGAAACCGGCAAATGATTTTTGAAATAAGTGATCTGATCATCCGTTAAATCGCATTTCAAAAAATCGATGTATAGGAGCCGGTTATCCATTCCATAGAGGACGTTAATCTCTCCGGTGAATTTTGGTGAGGTGATGATATAGCGATTCATGCCAGCTTACACACTTTGGGTGACTTCTGAATTAAATTCGCCAGCCAGTTGCGGTAGTATTCCCTCGACGATTCCGTTAGGGTCAGGTCTTTTTCCCACCAGTGATTTTCCGGATTCTTCCAGAACGACAGGCGGAGGTAAGGATGCGTTTTCATTTGTTTTGGGTTTGGTTGGTATTTCCGATTTGATTCCAGTTATGACATTTCGATATTTCTTGCCCCAATACTTCTTCGCGCCAGCCTCCCACACAATAAATGGCTTGTTGCCACCATAGCGGCAGATGATAAAGCCTATAAATCCCTCTAGCCTCACTTTTATCCCGGCATCATACCGGATTTTATCAGCTACTTTGCCATCCGGAATTTTGCCGCTGGCATGGCTGATGAAAATGAATGTTTTGCGTTTGAATATTTCCTTGAGCCGCTTGTATTGTTCATAGGTAATGTTCCAGTATTGGATACTGTCGATAATGATGAACCTGGGCGACTTCTTTTTTTTCAATTTCTCAATCAGGGCATCATAAGTCATGTTATGATCCGCAAACTCAATTCTTCCGGAATGCAATTCCTGAGTAAGGTTCCTATCGGCGGTGAATTGCGTAGTTGCTTCAAAGCCCTCTTCCAGAGCGATGTAAAGCACCTTACCATAGAACATGATGATCTTCATAAACTGCATTATAAAATTGCTCTTGCCGTTGCCACTTATGCCCCACACAAGCATTGTGAAATTGTCCGTTAACCGCCCAAAGCTGGCCGTGATGTCTTCCGGGAGGTTGTCTAAAAAATGGTACTTCTTCTGAAGAAGTTGCTTTAACCCCAGTACACGCGCCATTAGTCGGCTTTCTTATTATTCAGCCGTTGTTCAAAATTTTCGAGCCTTTCACGCACGTCCCGCAATGCCAGCGCGGCACCTTTGTGATCTCCATGTCTCAAAAGTTCCTGAGCCTCTTTTATCCGTTCCGTGCTGATCGGAACCTTGGTTTGTGGCTTAACGAATCCAAAAAGGCCGAATTGATGCGTAACATTTGATTTCATGAAAGGTATATTTAGGGTAAAACCCCCCCACTTATTCGGGAGTATTGGGTAATAAAGGGCGGGAATTCTACTTCCCGCCCGGTTGTCTTTACTAAGCATTCCGGTGTATGTTGTTACCAGCCTCGGCCCGGTTTATTGATGCGCAGTAGGCTTAGACGAATTCCGCTAGGCAAATAGCAGATGAAGGGTTCCCGTTCGCGTTACAATGCTTAGCCGCTCTGCCCCCGACCAGGGGAAGTTTATAATCCTCGGCTCCCTTCTAAGTTTTGGGTTTATAAGTCTTCACCTCAATGGATTCGGAATTGTCAAGTTGAATCCCCAGGCTTTTCAATTCCTTCCGGAGTTCCGCATCCTGGAATGCCCTCTTGATCTCCATCGTCTTCAGGTCTATGTCCACCCAATCGGCCCGTTCTTCAAGCATTCTGGCCCAATCGAATTTTTTCGATGTGACGATCACTGCGCTGTTAGCGATGTGCAGGTAGCCTTCGCCCAGATCAAAATTTCCCTTGCCATCAAATTCAATCCTGTACGAGCCCCCGAGGTCAATTAAGGCTTCAGCAGCCTCCTTCATGTTCTGCTTGTACTGATTCAATTCGTTGGCGATTGTAGCCTGCAATGCTTTTAAATTGCGCTCGCTTTGCGCATAAACGCGCATCAGTTCCTCAGCCTTCTTTCGTGTGGCCTTGCTCATTCTTGTTTCTGGCTCCATTGTGTTGGTTTCCTTGTTCATAATTGTTTGGTTAAAAGTTTATTTTCAATTGTCTTTAGTCGTTCTATTAATGGGTCCTTGCTATAAATCCGGTCTTCCATACGGCCCCAGAAATGACTAATAGCGGTATGGTCGCGATCCAATTCCGAGCCCAGGATTATTGTTGTGGCCGTTGAATATTTTTTCACTAAATGGCAATAGAT